ACCCAGCTTTATTAGTTAAAGCTTCAGAGAATTGTTGAACAGATGCGTTTGCTAAGGTGTTAGCTTTTACCAATACATCAGTAACTCTTGTTAAGTTATTTAAGTTAGCTTGAGCATCAGATACTGTTAATCCTAAAGCAGACTGAGCATCTGTTGCTAAGTCAGTAGCAGTAGCCATGTCAAACATACCAGCTTGAGCAAACTTGGCTACTTGTGGTAGAGCTGATATAGACTGTTCAGCATTTAAACCAGCAGATGCTAAGAAGAAATATGCTTCAGCAGATTGTTCTGCACCTATACGAGTTGTTCTTGATACAGCAAGGGCTTGTTTCTCCATCGCTTTCTGTTGCTCAATGGTTGTGTCCATGATGGCAACAGATTGTGTCATCTTATCTTCAAAAGCTGAAAATTCTTGAACTGCCTTTGATAAACCTTTAGCTAATCCGACTGCTAAAGCAAGACCAGCAAATTTTGCCATGTTGCCAAACTTACCTAATTTTTTACCAGACCCATCAGCAGAATTACCAACACCAGCTAATTGTCTTTTAGCAAGGTCAGCACCTTTTGTTACAATCTGTATTGCTATGTCTGCTATTGCCATTATCTCTGCTTCTTCTTATTTCTTTCTGCTTCAGCTAAAGCGTATGCTTTATTCTCTCTGGTTGTCTCCCAATCGTAGTAAGCCACCCATTGATTATATTCTAATGCACTCATTGTAGTCTGAAGCTCGGCAACAGTCATTCTTAGCTCACGAGCTAATTTGAATTGAAATGCTAGGTCTAAATTATTCTGGAAATGTTTCGGCAGTTGCCGACCCACCTATTCCATTAAGTTCATTAATTTTTAAAAATATCTTATCTATTACAGTTGCATCTTTCTCATACAACTCATCAATTAATTTGTCTGTTAACTTTGGCTCAACTATACAAACTTTTAATAATTCTTTTTGATAATCAAAAGCATCTTTCTCTTTTGAGTCAATTAACTTACCAAGTTTAATTTGCATAGCTTTGTTAATACCTTTAACGACAATAGAAAATCCCCATTCTTCAATTTCATATTCTTCTTCTGGAACTGAAGGTAGGTTTTTAATATCATCAACTGATAATCTTTTCATGTTTACTCCTTCCTTGAGTTAACTATATATTACTTAGTGTGTTCCACGAGTAACTGCACCAGAGACTTGTAAGTCAGCACTCCAAGCTACAACATCTCCTACTGGAGATGATAGCGAGTAGTTAGTCATGATTGCTTCTCCAGTGTATTTGACTTTCCCAGAAGCAGTTCCTTCTGGAGAATACTCAAATGATAGAGTTGCACTTTGACCGACAACTGCACCAGCTATTGCATCTAAAGTTGCATCAAATAATCCACTCAATCCGATTGTTGCATCTTTCAATCCAACAACATAAGATTTTGCTGAGCTTCCTAGTGTTGATGTCTCTGCTACATCTGCTGTCTCTGGAAAGTCAACATTGTTCACATAAGTAGAAATGTCTGTTAATGAGCCAGATGCGTTATCTAACTTAAAACTAGAACTTTTTCCATGTACGAATGCCATATTGTCTCTCCTTAATTGTTCCTAGCAATAGCTACGAATCCAGTAAATGTTGGAGTGGAGCTACCACCTATTGTATTTAACACTCTAACATAACGATTAATCGTAGTACCACTAGCGACAGTTTTCACTTCGCTACTTGCACCTGTTATTTGAGTGAATGTTATTAAGTCTGTATAAGTTACATTGTCTGCACTATGTTGGACTTTAATATCGTGAGTAGGACTTGTACCACTAACAGCAGTACAAACTACTATTGCTCCAAATCCATTACTTGTGCTTGATGTATTATCAAATGGAGTTCCCATATCGCCAGTTGAAGTATCTGACCCTTGAAAATATACCTTTCCATTAAATAAGCCATTATCTGACTGTACATCAAGACTTGTTGCGACTATATCTCCGACTGGACTTGATACACCATAGTTAGTGATATTACCTACACCGAATATACATTGGTTATATCCATTCAATCCAACGAAGAAGTCAAAATCTGTTCCATTCTTTGCTAATGGTTGTATTGTTGCATCTGCTGTTGCATCGAAGAATCCAGCTAGACCAACAGTTCCATCTTTCATACCTGCAATATAAGTTTTAGCATCTCCTGTTGCACCAAAGGTTGTACTCTCTGCTACATCAGCAGAAGTTGCTGAATCTACATTTGCAAAGTATGAACTGAAATCTGTGTTATCTACAAATACGACTGAATCTTTTCCATGAACAAATGCCATAGTTCTTTACTCCTCTTCAACCCAAGCTTCATTAATGTCTGGAGTTGATTTATTATCTTTCTTAAAGCTTCCATCATCATTTCTTGCTCTCTTTCTCTTTACTTCTTTGTTCTCAATATACTTTTCAATGATACCTTGTTCTAGTAACCACTTCTTTGATTTACTAGGAATATCTTTTTCATCAAGAATTTCTCCTGCTTCAAATCTTTTCTTGTCGGTATCGAATCCGACCATCACTTCATATTTCATGCTATTACCTCAACCATAAATTCGACTCCTAAGTAGTCTATGTCATTAACAGTATAGACTCCATAATTGTCTGCTTCTACTACTCTAACAGAATCTGCCACACCACCCAAAGTTCCATCAGATTCTACTTGTGCCTTAATGGAACTACTCCCACTCGAATTTAAGTAAGCATCTAAAGTTTCCTGTGCATCTTGTGCATCGACTCTTGATACATACAAATAAATTGGAATGCTATAAGTGTCTGAGCCACGAGCCATTGTTGAATCGTAATCTATTGAATCAACGACTCCTACGACTGCTGTTGGTGGCTCTATTGAATCTGGAACATAATCATAAATAATTAATGAAGTTATGTTTGCTAAGTTAGTTCCTATTCCATCTCTAATGCTTGTTAATGTAGCCATTATCTTTTACTCTTCCATTTTCTTTCTACTTGTTCAGTTGCTATTTTTAATAATACCTTTCTTTCAGCTTCTGATTGCTCATAACCCATTTTCAAGAATGGAATTATTGGAGTACCATCTCTTGCTATACCAGCAGATACTGAGTGTGGATTCATGTCATGTCTATCTGCCCAACCTGTTAATTTCCTAGCTGAAACAAATCTAGGTGGAGTTCTATCAAACTTTGCTCTATTAGATTTGCTATAAGGTTTTGCTAAAGTCAATCCTTTATATTTATGTTTTGCTGTAATTGCACCATGAACAGTTTGAGCATAAGGAGAGCTTGAATAAACTTTAATTCCTTTAGGAAGAGCTCCCTTCTGTTGAACTCTTTTATATTTAATACTTGCCATGAGCTTTCCAGTATCTTCTGGAGTATTTTCTTTTGCTTTCTTTTTTACAATCTTTCCAGTTGCATTGAAATAACTCCTTAATGGAACTAGAAGTAAGTTCTTAGAATCTAATCTCTTACGAAGTTTGTCAGCTCCAATGACTTTAAAATCAAAATCTTTATTTGCCATTAGAGACTATTTTTTCTATAACCTTTAATGAGCTCCAAAGCATCTGGGTCTATACGACCTTGAAGAGAAATACTTCCTGTATCTTGTCCACCATAAGAAGAGAATGGTGCATCTTTCCTTTTGAATAATCTTGCACTTTGTATAAAAGTTGCTTGTTTGATTGCGTTAGGTTTTCCACTGAATCCCCAAAGTCCTGTTACCTTAACTGACTTAACAATATCTGGGTCAAATCTCTCGGAGCTCCTAGTGTCTAAAATGTATATATGAGTGAATGGTTGTCTTTCAACTCCTTCAACTTCGTTTTCTCCTGCATCTAATGGTTTCAAATAAAAGTCAGTGTTAATTGTTAAGGTTGTATCGTGAGTTCCATTATCAGTTGTATCAATCTTGACTTCTAAACCACTTACACTAGATAAGTCTGGAATCTCAAGATATGTTCTACTTATTGGAGTAAAGTATTTAACTTCAGAACTTGTCTGAAAGAAAAACCTTCCACAAATAGCATCAATCTCACGACTCGCACCTTCTATTGCGTTCTCTAGGTTTGCATCTTGACCAGAGCCAGATATTCCTAGATATGTTTTTAATTCGGCTAAGGTAATGTAGCCATTTACAATAGCCACGATTTACTACTTGCCTTTATTCTCTGCTGGTGCTTTAGCTTTAGCTTTTGCTTTACCTAATCCCCATTCCTTAGCTTGAGCATCAGAAATCTCTTGACCTTTAGCACCAAGTAATTTTCCTTTTCTCCAAGTATTAGGAATTGAGTTATCAGTTGTTTCAGCTATCTTTCCAGCTTCATCTATCCATACATATTTCTTTAATTGCATATAATTCTCCTTTGACTGTAACTCGCCCTTGCCATTAAAGCTTGAACGAGTTACTAAAGTCATAATTGTTTCTAAGCTACTTTCGTTCTTAGAAGTTTGTAATTTTTGCGAAAGCTGTTGCTCGATAAATAGGTAATCCCATTCTCACAGTTGCTTTCATGACAACAATGTCTTTTACAAAGTTCTCATCGTGGCTATCACTCATAGCTACTTCCATACCTTGTCTTGCGACTATATGGATAGCTTGTCCACCACCAAATACTCCTACTAAACAATCTCCTGCTGAAGTTTCAGTTGAACTAACAACTGGAACACCCCAGAGTCGTGGTTGTACAGCATCTCCGAAGTTTCCTGCACCAACGAATAATGGATTTAAAGCTCCACTTGTTGTTACTGCATTTACTTCAGTTACTACTTGATACCAGTCTGCTGGATTCATTACGATTGCATCTGGATTCATAAAAGCATCTTTCTGAATTTCAGTGATTGCTTCAAATATTTGACCGATTCTCTTTAAGTTTCCACTAAAAGAAGAATAGTTAAATGAATTGATTCCAGTTTTATTAAGAATACCTGTAAGGTTTACTCCAGAGCCAGAGCCACCGATTATTTGGTCGGAAATTGTTTGTCTAACCATGAATCTCAATCTACTGTCAATGTAACCTTGTGAAGCAGATACATCAGCTAGAAGTTCTTCAGTCATTGGAATAAATGCACCAATCTTTCTGATTTCTTCAGTTCTCTCGGTAAAAGCTAATGCTGATTCGCCTAGAGCACTTCCTTCTGCTGTTGGAGCTGAGTTGTTAGTATATGTAGTTTCTTCCAAGTACTTATATTGATATTGGTCAGTTACGATTGTATCAATTAAAGCTGGAATTACATAAGGGTCTAACTGTGCAGACTCCTGTATTCTGCTTGACCTTACCACGCTAGGTGGAAAGTTTGATTCAGTTACAGTAGTTTTGAACTCATATCTTGGGTCGTACTCAAGTTCAGATTTGATGTTCTTTTGACCATCTTCTATAAATCTTTTATAAGATTCTGATTCTTGAAAGTTCTGTCCGAGAGTCTTGTATGCTTTCTCTTCAGCTTTCTCAGTATGTATTGCCTTTGGCTCTACTACTTTTCCAGCTTCAACTGCATCTTCGATTTCTTTTCTTGACTTTTCAATCTTTTGTGCATCTTTGATTTGGTCAACCAATTCTGCCATTCTTTCATTCCTTTTAGACCAATTTTCTTTGGCTTCAGAATCAAAGTCTGTTGAATCAAACTCTTTAAATTCATTAAGAGTGTTTTCTCTGAGCTCTTGTAGTTCCATTTCGAGTGTTTTTAAGTTACTCATATTTGTTCTCCTACAATTCTGGGTCTAGTGTTTCCACTAAGACCTTCTCTGTTTCTAATAGTAAGGTTGTATCATCGATTTCTTCTTCTCTCATCTCTTCTGGAGTTGCCACAGTCAATAGAGTATCTAAATCTTGAAATGCTTCTTGCAAAGCATCTTGCACTTCCTCAATGAGAGTTGCTGACTTCTTTGATAGTTCCTTCTCTTTTCCAAGTCTCAAAGCAGTAAGCTCTTTGAATCTTGATAGCAGTTCTGACAATTTAATTAGTAAATCATCTGACTGCTCATCTAAAGTTAAACCAGAGAGCTCCTTCTCAGTATGCTCTTCTGATTTTGCTTCGACATCTTTGTCTTTGTCTTCTTTGACTCCGACTGTAAATGTGTTTTGGTTTGCTCCTACAAGGACTGGGCTTACTTCCCAAACATTAAGTTCCTTTAAGTATCTTGCATCAGTTGGAGTCTCACTATCTTTCTGATATGTACCATTTTCATAATCCAATACTTCATATCCGAAAGACCATTGTTGTAAATCTCCCATAGCTTTAACAGTGTTGAAGGCATCTTTACCAGCTTGAGTGTCCATTATGAATTGTCCTTTGAATGTAGCTTTGTCTCCATCTTGTTCTATGACTCCACGACCAATAGGAGTTTTCCAATCATGAGCCCAGACCATAGCGACTCCATTGTCTCCATAACCAGACTTGATTGAATTTGGCATTACTACATCGCCATCTGAATCCATTTCATTGAATACTGAGAAGACTGCTTCTACTTTGCCTTCCACTTCATTAGTTATCTTTGAGTCAATTACTTTTGACTCAAGCTTATCTCGTTCCATTAAATCCTTCTTTCATGATAAATAACTGTGCATCTACAATTACATACTAATCTAGGTGGAGCTCCAAAGCTACTATCTGCTGGATAATTCATTTTATATCCCTGCACATTGAATGTAGCATCTTTGTCCACTTCAATCCTGTCCATATAGATATGTGCATCTCTTACTTTACCATCTCTTCTTGTTGTCCACTCTTTAGTTAACATTAATCCTGTTTGACCAGCAGACTGAGCCATTCCAAAATTAGAAATAGCTGTTCCTTCTGTTCTAGCAATATTCATAGCTCTTCCAAGATTCTTCTTTCCTAAAGTCTTACTAATCTGTTTTTGAATATGTCTTTCAGCTCTAGCACCAGTTAATCCTAACTCAGCTACTTCATCAGTTGCTTTTCTTAATGCAGTGTTTAAATTTTTCTTCATAGTCTGAGACATATCTGGAACTAAAGCATCTAATCTTTTTTCAACAAAAGCTTTTGAAGCTCTATTAAATGATTGTCTTTCTATTGGTAATCTAGCTCCAGCTCTTCTTCTAGGATAGAATCCATCTTCAATAACTTCCTTTCTAGGTCTTAATCTTCTGTTCCTAGTAATTCTTTCTTGTTGAGATGGTGTATAAACAAAGTTATCATCTGTTGCTTTTTCTTCTGGTAATAAGAATGCTGTTTGTAAGTAAGCAAAGTCAACTGCCATGCTTTCATAAATATCAGCAACATCACTAATCCATTTGTTAGCTTCATTATCAATTTCTATATTTGCAATATTGATTGTTCCAGATGCAGAAGGAGAGTTTTCAGCATATACTTTATTAATTGCATTTACTTGTTTTCTTAAAAGAACATAATAGGTTTTAGCTAAAGCGAAATCCCAATTACCTAACAACTCATCAAACTGTTCATAATGTATATCTCTTGATTGTTTAGTTCTAAATCTTTGTGTTCTTACTTTCCAATTAGTATCTCTTAATATATTTCTTCTTCTTATAAGCTCTTGAGCAGATGCAAAGTTCTTTTGGTTTTCTAATTTATCAACACAACTTCTTGCCCATGTATAAGCTTTCATTCTATCTTCTTTATCAATGCTTCCACCTAGTAACAACCAAATGGCTTGTTCAGCAGACATTAACGATGTCTCTCCACGATTGTATGCTAAGGATTTCTTAGAATCTAATTCAGATTCATGTCTTAAGAAATAAGATTCCATTTGTACTAGGAGCTCTTCAGTAACAATTCCTTTTGATAGATTCTTTGCATTTTCATATAAATCATTTGGTAAGTGAGTTTCAGTCATGTGCATAAAGTCAAGACCTTTGATAGCATTCTGTCTTATATGGTTTGGAACTAGAAATCTAGTCATTTTGTTTTTTAGGGTTATTACTATATCGTGATATTTGTTCTAATCTTCTTTTAGCAAGTTCTCTGGTAGGGTAACAACCCATATTCTTTCCAGAGTCTTCTGCTATTACACAATATTCATCATCAATCTTCTTAATAACTTTATCTTCAAAACTTTCTATTCCTTTGTCATCTTCATTTTCTTCATCATCTTCAGTTACTACTTCTGGAGTGTATTCTGCTTCTGGCATTGATACTTCTGCTTCATGTGTGTATTCATCTTGATAATCTCTTTCAGTACCCATTGGCTTTAAGTAATAGTTTTGAGATTCATCAGTAGGTAATCCAACTGCTTGTCTTGCTTCTCCAACTGTTACCCAACCACCTTCAACACCAACATTCATTCTTTCAAACAATTCGTTATGGTCAGTTTGTAATGCTCTTACTTCAGAGAAGTCATATTCAGCATAAGCTACTTGGCTTGATTCATAATCTGGTAATAGTATCTGTTGAGTTAATTCTTCAGCAACCATCTTCCATAATGGAATGAGCTTTGATTCAGTAAAGAACTCTCTTAGCTCTCTAGCATTTGAATAAGTTGCGTGTTTCAATCCAGCTCCAAGACCTGCAAGGATAGCTGGAACACCAAGAACAGCAGATACTCTTTCTTCTGGAACTTGTCTAAGAGCTCCTATGTCTAAATCTTTAGGAGAGAATGATAACTTCTCTATGTTCATTGAGCCAGATAGAATTAATGGCTTACCTTTATTCTTTCCACCGACCTTCTGTTGATATGTCTTAGATATTTGGTCAGCTTCATCAGCAGTTAATCCATATTCATCTTTTGGACTAATCAAGATTGAAGGAACACCCATATTAGATAATAAAGCTGTTGCCATCTGTCCTGCTGATTCATCTCCATAGATTTCTCTTAATACTGTTTTAAGTGGAGAGAATCCAGTCTTATGGTCTTCTGGGTCAAGACCCATCTTGAAATGAACGATGTCAGTATTATCAATCTTTACTTTCCCATCTTCCATCTCGTAAATGTAATGAGTTATTAATTCTTCTTTAGTTCCTTTAGGAGTTACATTACTAGGCATCAAAGGATAGAGAGCTACCAGTTGACCACCTTTGTTGTACTGCTTAAGTAAGTAAGCATCTCCAGATATGTGCATAGCGTTAATAATGTATTGTTGAACTACATCGCCAGACATATAAGGATTAGGTCTTCTCATTAATAAACTTAAAGGGTGGTTAGGAATTGTGAGCTTCTCTCCATGCTCATCTTGAGTACAGACTCCTAATGTAGCTTCTGAGAATGCAACACCAAGAACTTGAAGACAAGCTGTTACTGCTGAGTTGGATTGTCCATTACCTAAACCTTCTGTATTCCAATTACCTGCTGTTGTGTTATAACCTTGAATGAATTGCGAAGCTGTTCCATAAGTAGATTCATTTGGGTCATCTCTAAAGAAATCATATCCTGTACTTCTTTTGTAACCAGTTCTGTTATCTCGGTATCTAATATTATTTACTATATCTCGAAAGCTTCTTCTCTCTGCCATCTTCTCCTCAGTATGCTCTTATTGTGTTCTTCCTTGCACTTTGCAAAACAGCATAAGCCAAGCTATCAACTTGGTCATCATGCTCTCCATTCGGAAATTGTAATAACTCTTTCTCCAAATCAGAAAACCATATTGCTTCTCTAGGAAAGAATACCATACCAGCTTCCATTTTCGCAGACAATGGCAAAGCCCTAGAGAGCTTGTCTCTGTCTGCCTTCAATTCTACAATCGGAAGAGTTGTTTGTCTTCTTAGTATCTGAATTAATGCTAATTGATAACCAGCTCGTTCTACTCCTATCATTTCTGGATTCCACTTATCTGATACTGTTTGTAACAGCTTTAATACATCTGGAGCTTCTAATCTTTCTCTAATCACATCAAGCACAAAGATATTGTTCTTCTTATCAAGCCCAACAGTTGTGATGACTGTGTAGTCTGCTGATTCCTTAGTTGATGTTGCAAGGTCAACAGTGGTTATGATTCTTAGACTGCTTTGTATAACTTTAATCTTTCCAGTTGTTATATAAGTATTTGTTTCATAGTAACCAGAGTCATCAAACTCTTTAGATGATTCTTGATTATAGAACTGAAACCATTCTCTTTTAAGTAATCCACCTGTTTGTTCAACGAACTGAGCATCATACTCTTGTGAATACAGATAAGACCCAATCTCTGTCTTAGCTATATCTAATTCTTTAATATCTATTCTTGGATTAGCTTGGCTAGGAAATGTCCAACGATTCCATTCTTCTTTGTTCTCAGCTTCTTCATAGATTCTATAAAACCAGTTATTCATTCCTGCTGGAGTTGATATAAACAAAGCTCCACCTTTCCTATCAGTAAGGGTTGGTCTTAATACTTCTTTCCAAGTCTGTTCTTTAATGTAAGCACACTCATCAAGAACTATGTAATCTAATCCAGCACCACGAAGTCTATCTGGGTTATCAGCAGTCCTAACAGTAACGAATCCACCACTCTTTGTATAAATGGTCTTCTCAGATTCTTTAATCTCCATTCCATATTCACTGGCTAACTGTCTGATTGTCTTCCAACCTTCCATAGCCATAGCGTATGTAGGAGCTACCCACCAAGTGTTTTTACCTTGCATCGCTTTAGCTAAACAAACTAAAGTTCCTAATCTTGTTTTTCCAAATCTTCTTCCAGCAACTAAAACCTTAAATCTTGATAAGTCTTTTGCAACAACATCTTGAGCTGGGTGCAATGTTGGTAGTGTTACTTTATATTTAGTGGTTGTAACGAAACCTTTTGGGTCAAGACTCGTTTCCATGCCTTAACCATCTTAGAATATCTCCAAACAATTCTTCAATAAGCTCTGGTGGCATTGGACTCAGAATGTACAACTGTGGAGATGGCATAGGAATAACATACTCATTAACTATGTAGGAAGTATCTATATCTGAGAAATCCATATCCCATTCTTCTTCCATAATCATATCAACGAATTTGTTATTGATTTGTTCTTCGTTCATCTCATTTTGTTCACTCATGATTTGTCCATTGTATCAGAAGTCTCTTGCTCTGTATTGGATTCATTGCTTTTACTTTCGGATTCATCGTGCATATCGTGCATAACTGAATCAGTATCTTGTTCATATATGACCTTCTCACTTTGAAAGTCTGTATAGGGCTCTCCATCAGACCAACTCATATCCATAACAACTTCTTCTACATTAGTAACTTGTAGGGAGCTCTTCTCTCCGAACTGTAAAGGATATTTAACTGACAATAGCTTTAGTAATAGGTTTCCATTGTTTTGTCCTAGTTCATTAATGCGAATCAAACTATTAACTTTAAACCGAGCTTCTGCATCTATTATCTTTTGCCATTGTTCTACAAAGAAATCTTCATTCTCTTCAAGAGCTCTCTGTCGCCATCTTCTAAATGTAGCTGAATTGATTCCTGCATAAGCACAAGCATCTTCTATATAAGCTCCATTCTCTAAAGCGAGTATTAATTTGTTCCAAGTCTCTTCATCAAGGAATTTATTTTTCTTCTTAGATTTTGATAATCCGAAATTCCTAGCAAGGAAACTATCGTTTTGTTCTTCTGTCATATATTCATATTAGTTTTTTTCTAAATTATAAATCAATAATTTTATTTAATTAGACTTAGAACAAATGTTCGAAAGGACTTATGACAAAAGAATCTGAATCTAAAAAACTTGTTAAGAATAAACAAGAAGTTAAGCATAACGAAGAACTTGGTAATAATTACTTTCCTTCTGGTTGGAAACCACAAAGAACTTGGGATAATGAATCAAATACTGGAGAAGTTACTCATGTTCAGCAAGAAGAATCCTTTAAGTTCAATTCCTTATTAGATGAATGGGGATTCTCTAGCAAAGAATTTTTCATTGTTGAAGAATCAATTAAGTTTTCGACTTGGCAAACTCAACTCAAGGGTGGAACTGTTGCTGATATGTATGCTTTTAAAGCAACTATCAAACGAAAAAGTCCTAAGCACGATAAGTTTTTTAAAGAGACATTAGCTCAAATCAAAAAGAAGAAGCCAGTTAAAGTATCACAAGAAGCTGGAGAGTTAGCTTATTTCTTTATATGTGCAGATTGGCAGTTCGGTAAACGAGAATATAACTCTGATTGGGGAGCTGATGAAACTGTTGACCATATTCGTAATGGAATCATTAAAGCGAAAAACAATATTAAAGAATTAAAGAAGTTGGGTCAGATAGTAGATGAAATATATATCATCGGAGTTGGGGATTTAATCGAAAACTGCTTTGGATTCTTTGAACACCAACCTTTTAATATTGAATACACAAGAACTGAGCAAGAACATTTAGCAAGAAGCATGATAGTTGAAATACTAGATGGTCTTTTACCTTTAGCTCCCAACATAATTCTTGGGTCAGTAGTAGGTAATCATTCAGAATACAGAAGTGGTAAAGGAAGCATAACAACAAGCAGACTTGATGGCTCTGATACAGCAATCTTTCAAATCATTGGAGAGATTATTGAAGGCAGAGAAGCTTATAGTCATGTAAAGGTAGTTGTTCCAGATGATTTCTATTTAGTTCTTGAAGCCAAAGGATTAAGACTAGGTTTTTATCATGGTCATTTAACTTCTGGGGGAGCTAACATAGAAAAGAAAATTATGGGTTGGTGGTCTAATCAATCAATGGCAAGACTTCCAATAGGATTATGCGATATGTTAATAACTGGTCATTACCACCACCTTAGAGTTTTAACAGAGCGTGGAAAAACTTGGTTACAATCTCCTTCTTTAGATACTTCAACAGAACTTGAAGCAAGAAGTGGACTAACAACAACACATGGAATTTTAACATTCACAGTGAGCTCTCTAGGTTGGGATAATCTCCGAATACTTTAACGATTAACGATTTATGATTTATAATTATATTAATGAAAGAAATAGTTGCTGTCGAAAATGATGGTATGACTACAAAGTTAATAGTTATAGATGATGAGACAAAAGAAATGTCTTATCACAGAATGCCACTTGGTATTATGAAGCTAGACAATGTAAAGGATTATATTGGTAAGATTAATTTTGAGTCCTCTGATAAGTTGCTTACTCGCAACGAATCCTAGCCCATCTGATTTACAAGATTATATAGCTTGTAGAGAGATTGAGAAAACAATTTTCTCAGTCTCAGATTGGCAACCCTTAATAGAGGAATACTTTAAACCAGAAGATGTTGCTAGAGCCATGATGATTATTTATTGTGAGTCATCTGGAAGACCTAGAGCTGTTGGAATTAATAAAGATGGAACTAAAGATGTTGGTCTTTGGCAATTCAATGACAACACTTGGGCTTGGTTAAAACCTAAGCTTAAGATAAGTAGTCAGAGAACAGACCCAAGAGTCTCAACAGCAGTAGCTAGTTGGTTGGTATATAACGATGGGTGGTATCATTGGAACTCATCGAGAAAGTGTTGGGATAAATGAACGAAATAAACTTTACATACGAATATGTAACAGATAAAGAAAAAAGAAAAGTGATTGAAATACAATTACGAGAATTAGAGACTACTCATTTTGGTTTGTGCCTTCTTGAGCCATCAAAGTTAAAACAATCTCAAGAACATTTACAATGGAGACAACAGAAAACTTCAGTAGAGAATACAATCCAGAAATTAAGAACTAAAAAAATTGAAATGAAATTTGATTGGGTAGTAGGAGAAGAAGAATGAAAAAAATTAGAGTTGGATTCTCTGGGCAAAGAACTTATTTAGTTAAAGATGTAGAAGAAGCTTTAAAGTATGCAAAGAACGATATTGATATGTACCCACATCTTAATTTATATAGAACTGGTTTTGTTCATTTAGAAATGTACCAAGAAGAAGAATAGTGTTCTACTTATTGAATCCACTATTCAGATGTTCTTGTAAGGGAGAGCTCGTATGGAACAACAAAGAATCTAATTATCGGTGTTCAGATTGCGAATCATTTTATGATGACAATAGTGTTCATAATAATTTCCTTTTAATTAGAAGCTTAGAAGAAGAATGAAAGAATGGAATCCAGAAGAAGAATCTTTCGCAGAGTATAAAGCAAGAAGAACAAGTCATAGCAAGAGTCTTAGCCAACCCAACTCTTTAAGAAATCAATCTGGTAAGTGTAAGAACTCAAAATTAGAAAAACATAAATGTAAATGTAGAACTTGTATCAATAGAAGGAATAGAAATAAGGGTCGAAGGAAACAAAACCTTGCTCGTAAGAAATTAAATATTCCTAACAATAAATTTTATGGAGCAGATGCTCATGAAGAA